GCACTGTATATGATATCAAATGAATCTGAGCCCTTATTAATTGCCATGGCCATTTTCTTAAATTCATCTTCAGCGTCGGCTTCATTTATTGGCTGCGACACTTCAAATGCCATTAGCGCCTCACTAAGGCTATAAGACTTGCCATTTATTGTCAATCTAACAGTGTCAAAATCTCTACCATTTGCTTCGGCCAATGATTTAATTTTATATAATTTGGTTTCAAGTGCTCCCTGCCAACTTTCCTGTTGTGCAGGAACTGTGGCCGCTGGCGCTGCTGCTGGCGCTTCTGCTGGTGCTGCTGCTGGCGCTGCTGCTGGCGCTGCTGCTGGCGCTTCGGCAGGGGTAGGCTCAAAATCTAATGCACCGCCATTGTCTTTTAACATTTCAGGCATTTTAAATTCAATAAAGTCTTTAACAATAGGCCATAGTGGAGTTGACGATCCTTCGGCACTCTCGCTGGCACGGTCTTCAATTTCATCTAGTAGTGCATCATCGGGAATTAACTTCTTTACTAATGATTTGCCATTTTCGCCCTGTAGACCAATAACAGCGTCCATGTTATCCTGAATTAATTTATTGAGTTCTTCTGCCGCTTCTGATTGACGTAGGTTGTCTTTACTTAATAAACCTAAATTCCTGTCTTCTCGTACAATGTTGTCTATAAAATTTTCTAAATCTGCTAGTTCTCTTATTTCACGTTCAGGGTCTATTAACTCTTGTACTTGACTGTTACTATCTAACAGTTCTTGCGCATCTAATTCTTTAACGGGTAAATCACTTTCTTCAATTATATTCAATAGGTATGGAAACACAGTTTTTAAATCTTCGTTAAATGATTTGACAGTAAGCCTATCAATCCATTCTGCAGCAATTTCATCGGGGATTTCCTTATTATCTTTTCGACTAAAACTTTCAGCCCATTCGGCATAGTGTTTTTTATTTTGAAGATGTGCTAATTCTTTTTTGATGCTTTCCATTCTATCTATTACACGACCGGTTACCGACCCCATAGCCTCAGCAACCATAGGACTGCGGGTCACATAGCCTTTGAACATCCGCAATTTTCCAAGTTCTTCTGATAATCCTATAATATATTGTCCAATATCATCGTATGGGGTGCCGCCTTCGATAATGTGACTTGCCAATGCTCTAGCGCCGTTAAGATGCTTCATCGGATAACGAAATCTTTCACCTAAAGCATTTTCAATGTATATACTTTCAATATGTTGTGTTCGGCCATTTGCAGCGTTGTAGTTAATTGGTTTGCTGTGCTTAACGATAAGGGTCGCTTCACCAAGATCTTGATAACTGGTTCTGCTTGTACCCACTAATCTTGATTCTGTCATTTTACTTTCTCCAACCTCGCTTTTAGGTGTAATTTTTTTTGTAACAACTTTATGACCCTTAAATTGCAAAATATGATCAGTGGCAAATTCACCCATACTTTTTACGAATTCATACCAAACGTCCTGTTCTTCATCTGGACGACCTTCAACGGGGTCACTGTATGTTTTGATCTGTAGTCCATCATTATTGCTGATTGTTATTGTCACAGGTCCAAAATTAACGTTGTCTCTAACAAATTCAAAGTCAAAAATTCTGGCATTTGCTATTTGATCATCCATAGTTGTTGGAATTGGCTTATTTTCCTTATCCTTAATGACAAGATTAGGAAATTCACCTAGTTTTTCATCAACTAGATCAGATGCTACTCTATTTAAATTAGTATCCATATTTCATATTTATCATACTATGCTAGAAACAAAAATTGGCATGGGTGGTTCAAAATCTTCATCATCCCAACTATCTCTCACACTAATTCTTTCAAAAACTCTAGGATCCCAGTCTGCTAATATCTGGGTCATGCGCACAATTAATAACAAACTAGACACTAGATCATCGTGTTCACCAGATTTCGCTTTAAAAGTTATTCCATGTGCTATAAATGCTTTTAGTTCGCTAATTAGGGGTTTGCTGTTGACCTTAATGGTACTTGTTTCGATAAGATGTTTCATTCTTGCGCATGCCGCAATTTTAGTCTTATGTGTAGTATTAAATCCTTTGCGAAACTTACGCACATGTCCTTTACGTATGGGTTCACTGATGAATAGACCAGGAAATTGCTCTTCACCTAGGTCCTTTATAACCACGAGACCGGCTTCGCCTATATTATTATTTTCGATGCTCCAATATATGTCGTTTACGTTTGTTTCACCAATAGCGTCTTTGATGTAGGTTAATAATTCTTTACAGATTTTGATCTGTTGCTGGATAGGAGTTTCGTTGTGGTGCCATTCGGCTACTTGTTCAAAACTAGGAAGTTCAATGATCTGTATAGCAGCGTAGTCTCCTCCTGTACCTAGACTAGGGTCTAAACTTAACAGATACACATTGCCTGCTTTAGGAGTTTTGTACCAACGTGTCTGTCCCATATTCATAATGGGGTTCGATCCCTCCATTCCTGATAGTGTAATGCTGTTAATTAAAGTCTCATCATATATTAAAAATTCACAGTTGTATTCTCTACGAAAACGTTCTTCACCAATGCGGCCACGCTCTTCCTTGGCCCATTCTTCATCGCGATCAGGGTGCTCGCTCCATTGACAGGTGAATGCATGAAATCCATTGATACCTAAGCCGTTGGCTAATTCATTACCAAACTCATCAAAATTTTTATTGGCTTCTTTCCATATTTTGCTAAATTCGTCTTCGTCACTGTTCGGAGTTGACGTGATGATAGCGCGACCACCAGTGGCCAATGTTGGACTTATACTTGTCCAAAATCCACTAGCAATGTTGGGCTCAACAAAAGCGAACTCATCGCAATACAATAATGATATACTCATACCGCGTCCAGTATTTTCTGTGGTCGTAGTACTGACTATTCTACTGCCGTTATCAAACTCTATACTTTGTTTGTTGTAATTAATTACACCGCCTCTAATATGATCCGGACAAAGTTCATATGCAAAGCGAACTCTTTGCATTATTTCCTGAGAACCTGTGTACTTATGTGCAGCAATTAAAATTGTTTTATTGGGGTTAAACATCGCATACCATAACAAATATCCCGCTGCGCAGGTAGTTTTCCCCATCTGTCTGGGCAACATATTAACAGTGAATCTATGGGTATGGTAAGCATCCAATAACCTAGTTTGATATGTGTAGGGTTTAAAGGCCATCTGACCTTTGACTGGATGCTGTATGTGGAAAAAGTTTTCACAAAAATAGTGATAGCCCTTATCCTGATCAAGACAATTGGCCAATTGCTCTATTTGTTCTTCACTGTATGTTTCTTTTCTATGAGCACGTTTGACAATTACGCCGTCTAATGATTTACTTCCCATATGTTATTTACAATAAAAAAGGGGCGTAAAGCCCCTTTTTTGGACTTATCAGCTTTATTTGTACGTTTGATATTTGGCAGTCAATTTATGGCGTAGATTTTCTGCCATCGGGTTATCGCCAGGATACTCTTTTTTTAACTGTTGATGTGGAGCATTTAGTCCGCCAGCAACATCATGTGTTACAGCACTGACGTCACTATACTTTTCGTCTGGTTTGTTGGCAAACTCCTCAGACCTTTTGTCAAAATCGATTTTCATATCATCCCTGGGTTCTTCCAAACCGTCATTACCAGGCATCATTGTTTTTTGGCCTGCCAATTTCATAATACTTAAAACATCGTCATGGTCCTTATCATGTCTGTGAATGTCTATTGGCACATCTCTTCTATCAAGATCTTTCAAGATGTTTAATAGATCACGGATTCCACCTTGACCACTGCCGCTCATATTAACATTCATGTTTACACTGTCGGACTGTGGGGGCGGTTTATAGGAGTCACTGCCCATCATTGATCCGCAGGTCTCACCTAGCTGACCATTATCTATTTCAGCAATTTTTTTATACAAGTCATTAAAGTTCATTTTATTTTCCTTTATAGGGATCAGGGATCTTATTTTGTCGCGATCCTACAGGGCTTACACCCGGCTTAGCTTCTTCAAAACTAGCAGCAGTTTCTTTGGGCTGCGATTTTGCGATTAATTCATCATTTACGCCATCGTACTCTGTCATTTCTACGCGATCTTTCATAAGTTCTTTGAGAAAGTTTGAGATACCTTTTTGACCTACTAGATTTTGTGTTTTAGAATCGGATTCATAATCTTTATTTAAAAGTGCCTCGCCACTTTTTTCATTGTGTGCTAGATTAAGCGCAATCTCTGCCATTTCTACAGGATTACGTACACGTAATTGGGCTGGACTAATTTTTAAATTATCAGCTAATAATTCTGTTAACACTGCACTGGTAGTAGGATATTGCAAATCAACTTCAAAAACATGAACCTCTACATTACACTGTCCCGGAAAATCCAACGGCATTGCCTGAATGGGCGTGCTCTTTCCCTTGCTTAATTTGTTGACTGTAAACTTATGCATGGCACTCTTCATAATCTTGTCTGCAGATTCAGGTAGAGCACCGCACAATTTTATTGTGAACGGGTAGGTCTTTTTACTTTCTACCAAGTATTCTTGAAAACTTTTCATAATGTAATCCTAATAATATATTTATTTTATATTCTTCAGTTTTTCTATAAGACTATTACGATCTGAAATTATCACACCCTGGGCCTGGATAGCATTGTCGTCCTGACCTGCTTTTTGATCTATGTGTTGCTTTCGTATCTGTAATTCGATCATTTTTAGCTTTTTATCTATTTTCGCAGATTTAGCATCAATTGCATTTTTTAACATAGTTGCTGCAACTTCAAAAACGCGGCCACTATATCTAGCCTCTACGTTCATTCCTAAATCCATTAGATCGTCATACGCATCAGTGGCACGCCTTGCAAGATCATCAAGTTCTTTGTCACTGATATCCCCAAGGCCTTTTACTTGTGGTAGGGCTGAAGATATTTTGTCAAATTCTGATATATCCCGCAATAAATTAGATTGTTCTACCGGTAGA